CTTTCATGTTTGGTCGGTATTCACGGTGATAAATTACCGACCTGCTTTGTGTTTTGTTAGGATTGAATAAAGGAAGTAAAGTTGTTTTGGGTCTGAAATTACGGTTGTAAGTAAAGTCATCCATTCCCCATTGAAGATTCAACCACTCATCAGAATACATCACGTTGTTACGGTCATCTATTGGTACTCTCAACCGACCAAAGTCCATGTGATATACTTCGCTTATCTTGCCGTTTTTATCGTTTAAAACCTCTATTGCAAATCCATTGTAAATCTCATAATCTGCTGCTATCTTTTTAAAGATGTCATTCCATGTTTCGTATGGATTTGGTGAAAAGACAAATGCTTCAACCATTGCTCTTTTAAGCGTGTTCATGTCGTTTGGTACTGTCAGTCCACGACCAACAATATAGTTTACCTTGCCCGTTACAATAGCGTTATGAACGCTGCTACCATTAAATAGGTCAACCAAGTAAAATGGGAATGCGTTATCTTCACCATACTCAACATATTTGCCCCTTTTGTTTTCAATGAAGTTAGGTGCATTGTATGCCGTGAAGTCTAAACTGTATAATCCGTTGCTAATCTGCTTCATAAATTACTGTTGTTGTTGTGTTAGAATGCTCTACATACGTTGCATCATCACCCTCTACACGCATTATTCCTTGCTCTATTAAATCATTAGGGTCTGTTGGAATGATTGTGTTTGCTGCTGCCTTCTGATAAACCTTATATATGTAATCACCTTTGAATGGAATAGTAGCAGTCACACCCTCTTCAAATTGAAATTTATTAAATCTTTCAGGGTATGCCGAAATGTCTGTCATCAACCATTTAACGATAGCTTGACCTGACTTGCCCGTTACTGTCATAAGGTAATACGGTGCAGCTATTGTGACCTTTTCGGTTAATGTCAATGCAAATGTGTTTACTACGCCCTTTTCTATGACTATCATATACCTATATATAAACTAACGGTCTTTTGTTTAAAACGAAAAAAGCCACCCCTTTCGGAATGGCTTCAATTCAAAAATAATTATGACAAATCGAAAAGAAAATGCTATAATGTAGTTACGCTAATAAGTGATGAAAAACCTGCATAGTTAACTTCGGGTGCTGCTTCTGGCTCTCCACCTTCAAAGTTAAGTTCATACCCATTTCTATCTCCATAGTCAGTACCCGAACCTGCTCTACTGTTGGCGAGTGTGATTCCGTTATCTTGACCTAATAGCCAATACTTATCATTTTGGTCTTTGACAATTACTGTCATGTTTGCTTTTGCGAGTAGCATAACCTCGTTACGCTTTGCTTGTTCCATTTTTGACAATGGAATTAAAGCAGTCTGTGCATAGAATACAGTTCCGTTTTGGTCGTTTACTGTAATGGCTTCATCCCACATACCAGTTTTTTTTCTTGGCACATATTTGAAGAAGGTAGCACCTGCTGCAATAGCAGTTACCATACCCGAACCATTCTGTGTAACTCCCAATCCCGTTGATGGGATATTGGCGATGTAAAATTCTTTAACACCGCCTGAATTATCCCTGCATCCTAAACTGACACCCGTTGTTAGTTCACACGCCATAATTAATCGAATGTAAATTCAACGATTTCTGATGGATAAGCGACTTGTACACCACGCTTGAATTTGATGCTATACTTGATGTTGTCATCATCCATAGAATACCACATTTTAAATTCTTCTTCTTCACCTTCAAGGTCAACACCTAAGAAGAAATTGTCAGCAACTCCTAAGAATGCACGACCCGTTGCATCTAATCCATGAACACCTACTACTTTTACATTCTTTCCTGGTACGTTTAATACGTAATCAGCATAAGCAGTTGCATCAAAGTTGAACAAGTTAGCAGCCATTAAACCGTTAACGTAAGTGTCAAACCAATCAGTACCAACGAACAATACCTTATTTGCTTTGGTTTTAATCTTAGCAGGTGCAGTATCACAAATGCCGTTGATGATAGCGATTGCATTTGTAGAAATAAATCCAGTTGCGGATGTTACGTTGCCCGTGTTGCCATCAAGTGCAGTACCAGCAGCATCAATGATTTTAATTAAACCATCGTACTTGCTCAAATACTCATTACCTGATACGGTATCACCTTGCCAATCCAAAACTTCAACGTGTTCTTTTACCAAAGATACAAGTTGGTCAGCAATAGATGCTTCAAATGTAAGGCTTTCGTTTTCTGCGTTTGAACCTTGCTTTAATAGAATTTGTGTCCATTTAGCACGAAGGTCTTTAGGACATAATGTGTCCTGATACTTAATAGCACCAACTGTGATGTTGCGTTGTGTGAATGTGGTAGTACCTGATGCAGCAAAACTACAAGCACTATCTGCTTGTGGTACTGCGGTAACTGCCAAAAGTTGCAATGCAGATGATGTCTTAATCCCCGTTTGTAATCCGCCAAAATATTCGGCAGAACGGTTTTCAAAATAACTACGAGCAATCAAGTCCTTGCTTGACTGGTCAATGTAGTTGGTTAATGTTCCTACTGAAAATCCCATGTTGTTTTTTATTTAAATGTTAGAGTTTGATTATTTTATTAGAGTGTAAGATTTGCGCCATTCTAACGGCTCTATCTTTTGCAGTTTCTTTTTCTACTGCTGATTTCGGTGTGCTTGTTGGTTCTTCTTTTGGTGCAGATTCAAATGCTCTAACCGCTTCCAAAAGTTCTTTGTTGAATGCTTCAAGTTCAATGTTCTTTTCTTTGATAGCTTCAAACTCAATTCTTTGCGCTTCAAATTTGGCAGATAGTTCTGCTCTCATCTCATCAAGCAATGTGTTGAGTTTAGTTTCCATTTCTTCGGTTGGCTCTTCTTCTTCAATTTTAGCTTTGATTTCTGTAATCATTCCTGATACAGTAGTTACCAATGTGCCATCACTTAATTCATGTGTAGCATCGGGTGCAGGTACATCGCCATCAGGTGTGATAACCATAACAACCGCACCTTCTTCAAGTGCAGGTTCAACTTTGATTGCAGTACCATCCATTAGAGTAGCATCAATGAAATACTGTTCTTTTTGTTCAGTTTTTTCATCCATGTCTTTGCCAAAATACTTGGCAAATAGTTCATCCATTTTTTCAACTAAGTTCATATTTTCTGTTATTAATATTTGCTTGAAATTACCTTCAACACTAAACCCTTTGAATAAACCCGTTTTCACGAAGTCATTCCATACTTGGTCATTGTCAACTTTGAATGCACCAAACCAAGTACCATCAGGAAGGTCTTGAAATTGTTCTGGTGGCATAACACCACGCTGCGAATCTTTGATAAAGGTTTCAACCATGTACACATCATCAAATGCTATTGATGCTATGTGCTGCGCATTGGTTTCTGCGGTTCTTTTCTCACGCATAAACCTCTCACGAATCTGATAGATGGTGTCCTTTGAGAATACCACGTTAAATTCGTAGCCATCTTGATTCCTTCTGTATATCTGTAAGTCAGGTATCATTAACGCACCGAACACAATGCGCTTTTCTTCTGATTCAGTAATGAAATTGAATTTGTTATTGTCGGATTCGTTGAATGCAATCCAATCTACTTCAATCGCAGGGTTGTCAACCAATGCAACCGCCTTAACACCTGCTTCTGCTGATTCATCAATTACCAATTCAAATAATGGTAGTCCATTCATATAAGCATATATAATAGACTACGGTAATTGTTTAAATTGATTATTTTACAACTGCCTTAGATTGAATGTCACTTACTCTACCTGATGCTGCTCTGATGTCTGTTTCGGTGACATACACCTTAACTGGTTCTGCATCTTTTCTGCTTCGCACAGATTGTGGTGTAAGTACTGTAAGTCCCGTTGATTGTGATTGTGTTCCGCCACTCAAACCTGATACACCACCACTACTATCCATAGATGATGATGCACTATCATATTTCATTGATTTAATTTTAGCAACTCTTGATAAACCACTTACAATCGCTACACCTGCTGCTATTTGCGCACGAACTATTGATGTAGGGTCTAATGGTATAATTTGTGATGCGTATGCTTTTTGTGCTGC